CAGGGTACGGCAAAACCATGATCGCCACTATCAACATGATGGCGCGGTCCCTCGCAATAAATCCCCGCACAAGATTCCTTCACGTTTCATATTCCAACAACCTGGCGTTACTCAACTCCTCTACTGTAAGAAACATGATTTGTACGCCTGAGTATCAGGCAATGTGGCCCATGAAGATCCGCAACGATGCAAACAGTAAATCGATGTGGTGGACTGAATACGGTGGCGGCGTGTATGCAACGTCATCGCTTGGTCAGGTAACTGGGTTCCGTGCTGGGTATATGGAACCAGGATTTAACGGCGCGTTAATCATCGACGACCCATTAAAACCCGCTGACGCTTATTCTGACGTGGTGAGAAAGCAGGTTAACACTAACTATAACGACACGCTTGCTTCACGTCTGGCAGTGCAAACGACGCCTGTTATCGTCATCATGCAGCGCATCCACTACGATGATTTGTCCGGCTACCTGCTACGCGGTGGAAGTGGTGAGAAATGGCATCACCTTAACCTGCCAGTGAAGATTGACAACAGAATCGACTATTGGGATCTGTACCCGGAAAACGAATTCGCTATTCCTATCGCTCACAACCTGCCGGACGGCTGGCTGTGGCCTAAAAAGCACAATGACGCCCATGAAGCTGGATTGAAGGCACACAGACGGTCATTTGAGGCCCAGTACATGCAGCGCCCGCGTAAATTCGACGAAGAGGGTGCATTGTGGACTGAAGCGATGATAACCGCAGCGCACCGGATGCAGATAACGCAGGACAAGATCCGCACGGTGATAGCCATTGACCCAGCGACAACGTCATCTGATGAGTCTGACGAAACGGGGATCGTGGCGTGTTCCGCATATGGTGGCGGCAAGAATGCTCAGTATTCTGTTGATGGTGACTATTCAGGCCGCATGTCGCCTAACGACTGGGCGCAAGCATCAATGAACGCCTACAACATCCATGAAGCTGACGCGATGGTTATCGAAACCAACCAGGGTGGGGAAATGGCAGAGGCCACACTACGCAATGCAGGATTTAAGGGCCGCATTGTTAAGGTGCACGCAAGTAAAGGTAAATTCGCCCGCGCCGAACCAATATCAGCACTATATGCCCAGGGCAGAGTAGCCCACACTGGCAGCCTGTACACGCTGGAAAATCAAATGATGGAATACGTGCCAGCTACCGCAAAAAAATCCCCTGACCGTATGGATGCGATGGTGTGGGGCATCACTGAATTAAGCCAACCACAGGCAATGGGCCTCATGTTACCGAAGCGCCTGCGCGGATTTTAAAATCTGCCTCACAATCACCCACAAGTTTTTCTATTTTTCGCGTAGCAACGCGTAAACATGTATTCAGGAGTAAACATTATGCCATCAAATTTAGATTTGGCGGTTAATGCTGCCTTGTCACAACGCCAGGCGGCCTATGCCCGCTATGCAGCCGCCAACCCATTCACTATGGGGATAGATGCCAAACGCGATACTGCATGGAGTGAATACGGATTCAAAGAAGAGATCACGTATAGCGACCTATACAAATTGTATCGACGTGGCGGTATCGCTCATGGTGCTGTAGAAAAGATTATTACAACTTGCTGGCGCACAATGCCAATGATGATCGAGGGAACAGAAGACGAGAAAGCGGAAACGGAAACACCCTGGGAAAGAGAAATCAAGAAACGGTTTGATAACAGGTTCTGGCGCATCATTGCCGAATGTGACCGCCGCCGCCTCATTGGTCGTTATGCTGGCCTGTTGATTCATGTCAGAGATAACCAGCCGTGGGATAAGCCAGTCACAAAAGGCGTAGGCATTGCCAAATTTACCCCGGTATGGGCTGGCGCTCTTACACCGAAGGACTTCGAAGAAAACCCTGATAATGAAAACTATGGCCTGCCTACATGGTGGGAATACAAGGAACGCATTAACAATAAGACCATTGCAAGAAAGATCCACCCTGACCGCATATTTATCTTTGGTGACTATTCTGATGATGCTATCGCTTTCCTTGAACCTTCCTATAACGCATTTGTGTCACTGGAGAAAGTGGAGGGGGGTAGCGGTGAATCATTCCTGAAAAACGCCGCCCGTCAGCTTGCTATCTCATTCGATAAGGATATTGATTTTCGTTCCCTGGCAGCTACATACGGATGCGACGTCACAGAGCTACGCGAAAGATTCAATGAGGCTGCGGCTGAAATGAACAAGGGTAACGATGTGATGATGGCATTACAAGGGGCGACAGTAAGCCCGCTGGTGACTGCCGTATCTGACCCGTCAGCAACCTATGACGTCAACCTGCAAACCGCCGCCGCTGGTATTGATATTCCAACCCGCATCCTGGTTGGGAACCAGCAGGGGGAACGCGCATCAACTGAAGACCTCCGCTATTTCAACAGTCGCTGCATGACACGCAGGGAGGAAATCGGGGGTGAGCTTGAAGATCTGTTTCGCAAGATGGCAGATCTCCGCCTTGTCAGTATGCCAGTCGATGTATCAGTCTTATGGGACGACCTAAACGCCATGACCAAAGCCGAACTACTGGAAGCGGCATACAAAATGGCACAAATCAATCAGGCTTGTTTGGCTACTGGTGAAGAAATATTTAGCGGTGATGAGATCCGCGAGGCTGCCGGATACGAAGGCCCAGCCAGTGAGGTAGAAACGGAAGAGGAGGACGATGATGAAGGTGAAAAAGATAATCAGGCGAATACCTCCAGCCGCGATAATGCCATCTAACACCGAAGACCCGACCATGACAGGGAAGTTAAGGTCTGGTGCTATCAAGCGTTTTAAAGCCTGCCTGAAGAAAGTAGCCGATCCATATATCGCCATACTGGACAGAATACAATATACCCTGGCTGTTAATAAAAAATACACCTTCCAGATCTACATCGACGAATTACATGATTTGCTGGAGGACGCCAGCGACATGATTGATGAAATATTCGAGTTAACCGACCCGGAAGACTTCTGGTTCTGGCAGGAATACGTGAAGGTGGCGTATCAGCGTGGCACTTCCCAAGAGTACGCTAACCTCGCCAATCAGTCAGTTACATATTCCAGGGCTTACCCCGAAGTGTCAGCGGTATTAACCAGCCAGACCTATCGCACGCGCCTTGCCCTGGTTCGTACCCGTGTATTTGAAGAGATGCGCGGGCTGACCGCGCAGATCAAGAAGGATATGGCCCGCCGATTAACCGAAGGCATGGCCCGTGGCTTAAACCCACTTGAAATAGCGCGCACATTGCAGCAGGAAACGCAATTGCCGCTATACAGGTGCAAACGTATTGCCCGTACTGAAATATGTACAGCGTTGCGCACAGCGCGTATGGATGAGGCAGAAGCAGCTTCAGAAGAGCTTAACTTGCGCACCATGCAAATGCACATTTCGGCATTGTCACCGACTACCAGGCTATCACACGCACAGCGACACGGGAAAACATACACCATAGAAGAGCAGCGCGAATGGTGGAGCAGATCCCCTAATTCAATTAACTGCAAATGTAGCACGATTACCGTATTAGTTGACGAAGACGGTAATATATTAAACAAACGAATATTAGATCGGGCGCAAGAAAACTATAAGGTTGCGCACGCTAAATATGGCGAAGATTGGGAGTAAAAATCGTGAGTAAAGAACTGATTCAGGTTAATACCAAATTAACCGCTAATACCATCCGCCGGGAAACATATAACGGGCGTGAACACATTGTAGTCCCGTCGTATACGTTGCCCTTCAATATCGTTATGAATCGTGAATATTACCCGGAAGCCGAAATCATTGCTAATTATCAATCTCTGGAAGGCACGCTCGCACCGCTGGGCCATCCTACGGTTGACGGCGAATTTGTTTCCGCATTTAGCCCTGAAGGTCTGAATATTGGCTTTTGTGGCGCATGGAACAGGAATGTAGAATTACGCGGGAACCGTGTTTATGTGGAAAAGTGGGTGGATGTTGAAACCGCCAGCCATTCAGAACAAGGCCGCGAATTATTAAGCCGACTGGAAGCACTGGAAAAAGGCGAAAGCAAAGATCCGATCTGGTCATCTGTTGCCGTATATCGTCAGCGTATGCCAGCTACTGAAGAAATGAAAGCCCAGGGCGCTGACAGCGTTGTCAAAATCATGTCGATTGACCATGACGCCATCTTACTGCATGAACCGCCAGCCGCATCGCCTGAACAGGGCGTTGGCCTGATGGTTAACACTGACCAGGCGAAGCCGTTAATGGCGGTGGCAATGAAAGAAAACAGCTATCGCACGCTTGAAAGACAACTTGAGGAAGCGGCGCGTAAACTGTTCCCCGATGCAGATTATGTCTATGTCGTGGACTTCACTGATAAAGAAGTGACGATTGCTACTAACGCTGAAAATGCTCAAGTTTGCACGTATGAAAAACAGGCTGATAAAATAATTCTCAATAATGGCGAGCTTGCAACCAATGAGGAAGGTAAATCATGGTTCACTCAGTTCGCTGAACACCTATCTAATCTTTTCTCATTAAACGAAAAAATTAAGGCCAATAAATCGGAGGGTGAACCCATGCCTTTAACCAAAGAAGAACGCGCCGAACTGGTGAAAGAAATTAACGAAAGCATCACTGCAAATATGGCTAATGCAATCGCTGAAGCACTTAAGCCAGTACAGGCAAGCGTAGAAGAATTACAGACCAATCAGAAAGCGATTAAAGAAGAGATCGCAGCAAACGCAGATAAAGAAGTAGCAGAAAAACGCGCCGCAGTAGCAAAAGTACACGGCGAAATTGTTGCTAACGCATTAAGTGGTGAAGCGTTAGAAGCAATGTTTAAATCCCTGGGCAAAGCCGCGCCGATGGCAACCAATGCAGCAAGCGAAGGTAAAAAAGGCGAAGTACCAGACTTTAACACTTATTTCTAATTAAAAGGGGATCACAATGTTTCGTTTTCGTCGTGTAAATATTGATGGTAAGTCCATCACCGAAACCCGCCTCGCTGGTGCTGAATTAAAACCGGGTGAACTGGTTAAACTGGCTAGCGGTAAATTTGCTAAAGCCACCCCAACTGATGTGGGCGCAACTCAACTGTTTGTCGTTAACCCGGCATTCCATGAAGGTAAAACCATTGCTGATGCAATTGCAGCTAATGCTACGGCTGTTGCTGATTATGTAGAACAGGGCCGTGAGTTTGCTCTTCGTGTTCCCGCTGCCACTTACACCAAAGGCGCGGCTATCGCTCTTTCTGCTACTGGCGTCAAGCTGTTTACCGCGCCGGGTGATGAGGGTACTGCGGACCCAATCATCGCATACTGCCAGGAAGACGTAACCCTGGAAGCGGAAGACTTCATTCGCGTTCGCGTAGCTTAATTTAAAAGGGGAAAAACATGTACTTTACTAAAGAAAACCTCGCTACCAACGCCCGTATGCAGGGCCATTGGAAAGAACTGTGGGCGCAACGCAACATCTTCAACGATCAGCATGACGCCATGATTGCAGCAAATAAAGCAAACATGACCGCTGAAATGATTGCCTGTAACGCCGTTGGTGGCTTTGCAAAAGAGTTCTGGAAAGAAATCGATAACCAGATCATCGAACTGAACACCGAAGAAATCGGCATTGAAATCGTAAATGACCTGATGGGTGTACAAACCGTACTGCCTATCGGTAAAACGCTGAAAATGTACAGCGTATCCGGCGACATCAACGATGAAGTCGTAATGTCTATGGATGGTCAGGCGCCTCACGGCTATGATCACACCGAATACGGCAGCGATGGCGACCCGATCCCGATGTTCGCAGCGGGTTACGGTGTTAACTGGCGTTTAGCCCAGGGGTTAAATACCGTAGGCATCGACCTTGCCCTGGACAGTCAGCGCCTGAAACTGAAAAAATTCAACAAAGCACGCGTTAAATTCTACCTTGAAGGTAACGAAAACATCGTGGTTGATGGTCATAAAGCTATGGGTATTAAAAAACATAAAAACACCCAACAACTGACGCTGACCGCTGACCTTACCACTGCAAAATTTGACGCACTGATCGACTTCTTCACCGTTGGTGAATTTGGTGTTCTGGCCCGCAATAACTTCGTTGCAAAATATGATGTGATGTGGGTATCACCTGAAATCATGGCTAACCTGGCACGTCCGCATATCGTTAACGGCGCTGTCGTTGGCAGTGTACTTAATACGGTTATGCCGTTCGCCCCTGTTGGTGAAATCCGTCAGACCTTTGCACTGAAAGGCAACGAAATCATTGCTTATCAGCGCCGTCGTGATGTTATCAGCCCGCTGATCGGTATGACTACTGGTGTGGTTCCTGTTCCGCGCATGATGCCTACTGATAACTACAACTTCAAAATCATGTCTGCCGAAGGTTTACAAATCACCTGTGACATGCTGGGGCGTTCCGGTGTCGTTTACGGTCACAAATAATTTCTTATTTCCTGTAACTCCCCGGCGCGATGCCGGGGATTTTTTTTGTATGTGGAGAAGACAAAATGGTCACTACAGAACAGGCGCGGGAATATCTTGAAAGCCAGGGTATTGACCTGCCAGACATTATCTTATCCTTGCTGGTGGAGCAGGCAAATAGCGTTAATGAATGCCTTGATGCCAACTATCCGGCCTCCACTGCAACATTAATTCAACTTTACCTGATTGGCCTGTTAGGACT